GCAGCAGCGTGACAACTCCAGCGCGTACACGCAGATCAAGCGGCGGCTCGGCATGAGTGACAGCCAGTTCTTGATTCCGGCAAATCCCACGCACTACAACAGCAGGATTGATTGCAATGCTGCTCTGCGCAAGTTGGACATTCGCGTGAACTCCAAGCGGTGCAAGGGATTCGTGTTTGATGCGAAGCAAGTGCAGTGCGATGCGAATGGAGGTATCATAAAGACGAACAGGAAAAATATTGCGGAGCGTGCTGACTTTTTAGATTGTTTTCGTTACTTTGTGAACGCAATCCTAAAGCGTTACTTATGAGCGTATGCAGTCCATGTTTTGATTCAGGCATCAATGTAGCGGCTTGCAATGCAGGCATCAGCTTCGGCTTGGTTACGCCTGAAACTGAATACACCGTTACCATCACGCACAATGCCACCAAGCGGATTCAAAGCTTCGTGGTGACATCTGACATCGATGGCATCATCACGATCATCGGGGCCAAGATGGATGCGCTGCAAGGCTACACCATCAGGTTGAACTGCGACCAGTTCAGCATCTGCGATGTGCTCTATGACTGCATCAGCTTCAGCGTTGTGAACATGGATGTTGACGAACCACAAACCATAAACTTGCTCGAATGTTTAGAGTGCTAAAGAATATCGCGCACGGCTGGGCGTTGTGGGCGTTTGACACCAAGGAGAGCCGCGAGGTATCGAAGCCTCGCATGGAGATTTGCAAGGAGTGTCCTTATCGCATCAAGGCAACCAACACATGCCGAGAGTGCGGCTGCTTCCTTCCAGCTAAGACGAGATTGACAGATGAAGCCTGCCCGTTGTTACGCTGGTAATATGCTCACCGGGTTCATCATTGTCGAAGCATTGCTCATTGATGATGAAATCGACAAGCTGCTTGAGCGCGAAGAAAGGTGGACGGATTTACTGATTAACACACATGACATAAGCACAGTGCATGAGGACAATGAAGCGGAGCGTTGCTTCATCACATTTTTGAGCACTGACAAAGAAGTCACAACAAAGAACACACTGGATGAAATTATTCAAAAGATTAGGAGAGCGACTGCGATCAACTTTTATACGCAGTAAGAAAACAAACTACAATCTTGTTGAGGTATTCAAGCACGGCGGCCATAGGTACTATCGCTTCCCTAAGGAATTGAACATGCCGCTTGAGAGGTTCGCCATGAGCATGACCTTGCTGGAGCGATTGAGCTCTGGGCTATCAGGCAGCGAGATGGAGCGCATACTTACAGAGATGGAGAAGGCACTTGCTGCCGGACTTAGCAATCCAAAGACAGCGGCATTGATGGGCGCATACATCCACGTGATTCGCGAAAGGCAGAACACAGTGATTCATCGCGATCTTCTGCTCAACATCGCAGCGACTTGGATAATCCGCGAAGACGAGAATCCGGCTGTGGTGAATCCCGATGTGCATCAGCAGAAGCTAACCTTATTCGAAGAGTTGAGCAAGGGGGCGGCTCACGATTTTTTTTACAGCTTGGGTATCGAGCCGCTGATGCCCTTATTCAATATTTCTCCCGAAGAGTTTCAGACATTGTGGGAATACAACACGGTGGAAATTCAAAAGCTGAGCGAGGCGTTACGCCAGCTGAGTTCTCACCGCAAAGCAGGGCTAAAAGGACAGCAGAGAGATTCCGAGAGCAAGTGATGAGCTTGGCCGGTGGCAGCATATCTGAGTTCAATGAGTTAATGGCCTCCGATGTTTCAGTTTATTTGCTTAAATTTGAGGCAGCAATAAAGGCTCAAAATGGCAACAAAGGTTGAGATCATCTATGAGGCCGAGGCTACGAGCCTGAAGGCAACAGTCAACGAAGTAAACAAGGCGAATGATGCGGTAGTTGCATCGGCACAGGAAAGCTCGAAAGAGGTTGCCAATGCCTACAAGAGCGCAGGCAAGAGCATCGCTGCTGCGTTCTCAGGCGGTGAAGTGAAGAAAGCCCTGGCAGACCAGAACAAAGCATTCGACCAGTTGACATCCAAGGGCAAGACCTTAACAGGACAACTAAGGGGATTGAAGAATGAGCTATCATTGCTTGAGGCATCAGGCAAAGGTGGCACGGCTCAGTTCCGGCAGTTGACACTTGAGGCCGCAAGACTTGAGGACCAGATTGGAGATACAAGAGCGCGAGTTGCAAACCTTGCAAGCGATACATTCAAGTTTGATGCGGCAGTACAAGCCACGCAAGGACTTGCGGCAGGCTTCGAGATTGCGCAAGGTGCGGCTGCGTTGTTTGGCTCTGAGAGCGAGGACTTGCAGAAGGCATTGCTCAAGGTGCAGGCAGCAACAGCCATTGCCAACGGCGTGCAGCAAGTTGCGAACTTACTGCTTGAGGAAAGCAAGATAAAGACACTGGTGCTGACTAATGCACAGGCAGGATATGCCGCAGTAGTTGGAACTTCGACCGGCGCAATGAAGGCATTCAGGATTGCACTTGCTGCAACTGGTGTCGGCCTTTTGGTGATTGGCTTGATTGCCTTGGTTGAGAACTTCGATAAGGTGAAGCGAGCCCTGGAGAATTCGATACCAGGATTCAAGACGGTAAGCAACGCGATCGGTGATGTTGTTGATACAATAAAGGAGTGGGTAGGCGCATCCGATGATGCAGAGCGTGCTGGAGCCGCATTCGATGCAGCCACTAAGAAGCAGAATGCTGCGGCTGATGCTGTGGTGAAGTCTTATGAGCGCAGGATCGCAGTTGAGAAGGCAGCAGGCAGAAGCACAACAGAACTTGAGATTCAAAGAGAGCAGGCAGTGATTGATGCGAATCAAAAGATACTTACAGACTATCGCAATAAATCAAGCGAGATTGTCCAGCTTGATGAGCAAGAAAAGGAAAAGGCAATTCAAGCCGCAAGAGATGCAGCAGATGCGATTGCTGAATCTCAAAACAATATTCTTATCATTCGAACCGAAGCAGCCAAGAAGGCGGCAGACATTGCTGCTGAGGCTGCAAAGAAACAAGCTGAGACAGAGCTCGAAGTTGCAAAGGCTTCGCGTGAATCAATCAACAAATTGGATGAGCAGAACGCTGAGTTCAGCAAGAATCTGAGACTTGGGATTGAGCAAGAATATCAGAAAGAACTTCAGAAGCTTGCGGAGGAAAAAAAGAAGCGTGACGAAGAGATAGCTAAAAGCTTTGAGTCGATTAATGAGGAGCTTCTTGATGGCCAGATAAACAGGCTCAAAAGGTTAGAAGCGGAAGAGGGTAGCACAAGTGAAAGGCGCATTCAGTTAATTGAGCTCGAATCAAAAAAGCAGATTGATGCAATACGTTTGACCGTTGATGAAAAAGCAAAAGCGGACAATCAGATAAAAATTATTGAGGCCGAAACGCAACAGGCTATTCGTGACGAGCGCAAGAAGTCAAGGGACCAAGCAATCGATGATGCGCTTAAAATAGCCAATGAGACACTTGAGTTGTTCGGCAATATTATTCAGATTCAGCAGATTCAATCGCAGCAAAGGATTGAGCAGATTGATGCGGCAAGTCAAAAAGAACTTGAGGCCATTGATAAATCAGCACAAA